ATGGAGGTTAACAAAAAACGCTTATCCGAAATTTTCGGGGTAAGCGTCCGAACGATTCAGAACTGGCAGGAGCAAGGTATGCCGGTTGTCCGCGGTGGTGGCAAAGGTAATGAGGTTCTCTTTGAATCTGCTGCTGCAATCGAATGGTACAGTGCGCGCGATGCAGCTATAGAAAATGAAAAGTTGCGGAAGGAAGTTGAAGATCTCCGTATCGCTTCTGAGTCCGATCTTCAACCTGGCACGATTGAATATGAGCGACACCGACTTACGCGAGCTCAGGCTGACGCTCAGGAATTAAAAAATGCAAAAGAGTCCGCTGAAGTGGTGGAGACCGCATTCTGCACGTTCGTGCTGTCGCGGGTAGCCGGAGAAATCGCCAGCATTCTCGATGGAATACCTCTGTCGGTTCAGCGGCGCTTCCCGGAGCTGGAGAACCGACATATTGATTTCCTCAAGAAGGACATCATTAAGGCCATGAACAAGGCAGCTGCGCTGGATGAAATGATACCGGGGTTGCTGAGTGAATATATCGAACAGTCAGGTTAAGGGGCTGCAGCACTCTGCGCGGGCGGGGTTACGTTCGCTGTACCGGCCGCAACCGCAAACAGCAGTTGAATGGGCAGATGAGAATTATTATCTCCCGAAAGAGTCTGCCTACCAGGAAGGGCGCTGGGAAACACTGCCATTTCAGCGTGCAATTATGAATGCGATGGGTAATGACTATATTCGCGAGGTGAATGTCGTTAAATCGGCTCGTGTCGGCTACTCAAAAATGTTGCTCGGCGTTTACGCATATTTCATCCAACATAAACAGCGTAACTCCCTAATATGGTTACCAACCGACGGTGATGCTGAAAACTTCATGAAGTCTCATGTAGAACCGACCATTCGTGATATTCCGACGTTGCTGGCGCTTGCTCCCTGGTACGGTAAAAAACACCGGGACAATACGCTGAGCATGAAGCGTTTCTCGAATGGTCGTGGTTTCTGGTGCCTGGGCGGTAAGGCTGCAAAAAACTACCGTGAAAAATCAGTTGATGTGGCTGGCTACGACGAGCTCGCCGCTTTCGATGATGACATCGAGAAAGAAGGTTCTCCCACCTTTCTGGGTGATAAGCGTATTGAGGGTTCTGTATGGCCGAAATCCATTCGCGGATCTACACCGAAAGTCAAAGGTATGTGCCAGATAGAAAGAGCTGCTAAGGAGTCTGAACATTTTCTTCGGTTCCATGTTCCATGCCCACACTGTGGGGAAGAGCAGTATCTGAAATTCGGTGATAAAGAGACACCATTTGGCTTCAAATGGTCTCCGGGAGAACCTGCCAGCGTTTACTACCTCTGTGAACACAATGCCTGTGTGATTAAACAACAGGAGCTGGAATTTCTGGAGGCCAGGTATATTTGTGATGAAACAGGTATCTGGACACGAGACGGCCTTAACTGGTTTTCTTCATCCGGTACCGAAATTGAACCTCCTGACAGCGTTACATTCCACATCTGGACCGCATATAGCCCGTTCACAACCTGGGTGCAGATCGTCAAGGACTGGATAAAAACAAAAGGTGATACGGGTAAGCGAAAAACTTTCGTTAACACGACCCTGGGCGAAACGTGGGAACCGAAAATAGGTGAACGACCCGATGCTGAAGTTTTAGCGGAACGAAAAGAGCACTTTGAAGCGTCTGTGCCGGAGCGAGTGGCATATCTGACAGCGGGTATTGACTCCCAGCTTGACCGTTACGAAATGCGTGTTTGGGGATGGGGGCCGGGAGAGGAAAGCTGGCTTATCGACAAAATTATCATTATGGGTCGTCATGATGATGAGTCGACTCTCGCTCGAGTTGATGAAGCGATCAACAGGACGTATAAGCGCCAGAACGGTCTCGAAATGGTTATATCCCGCACTTGCTGGGATATTGGCGGCATTGATCCCACCATCGTCTACAACCGCTCAAAAAAACACGGTCTGTTTCGTGTGATCCCTATAAAGGGGGCGTCGGTTTATGGAAAGCCAGTGGCGAACATGCCACGCAAGCGTAACAAGAATGGTGTTTACCTCACAGAGGTAGGAACAGACACCGCAAAAGAGCAGATTTATAACCGTTTCACGCTGGTGGCGCAAAGAGACGAGCCGCTGGCGGGAGCGGTTCATTTCCCGAATAACCCAGAAATCTACGATCTAACAGAGGCCCAACAACTAACAGCTGAAGAGCAGGTGGAAAAATGGGTAGACGGAAAGAAAAAGATCGTCTGGGACAGCAAAAAACGACGAAATGAGGCGCTCGATTGCTTTGTTTATGCACTGGCGGCGCTGCGTATAAGCATATCCCGCTGGCAGCTAAATCTTGATTCACTTCTGGCCAGCCTGCTGGAGGAAGAAGGCAGCCGTAACAATAACAAGACCCTGGCGGATTACGCGCGGGCATTATCTGGAGATGAATAATGGCAACACAGACTGAACTGGATGCCGCGCGCGCTGCGTTACATGACCTGATGATGGGAAAGCGCGTGGCGACGGTACAGAAAGACGGTCGAAGAGTGGAATTTACAGCCACTTCAGTCAGCGATCTCAAAAAATATATTGCTGACCTTGAATCTCAGGTTGGCACCACATCACGACGCCGGGGGCCAGCAGGGTTTTACGTATGAAAATACCATCTTTGGTGGGACCTGACGGGAAAACATCCCTTCGGGAATACGCAGGATATCATGGCGGTGGAGGCGGGTTTGGTGGGCAGCTGCGAGGCTGGAATCCGCCGAGTGAAAGTGCAGATGCCGCACTCCTACCCAACTATTCTCGCGGAAATGCCCGCGCTGACGATCTGGTGCGAAATAATGGCTACGCGGCAAACGCCGTGCAGCTCCACCAGGACCACATCGTCGGGTCATTTTTCAGACTAAGTTATCGACCAAGCTGGCGTTATCTGGGAATAAATGAGGAGGATTCACGGGCATTCTCGCGGGATGTGGAAGCTGCATGGAATGAGTATGCCGAGGACGACTTTTGCGGGATTGATGCCGAGCGTAAGCGAACGTTTACGATGATGATCCGAGAAGGTGTGGCCATGCACGCGTTTAACGGTGAATTATGCACGCAGGCGACCTGGGACAGCGATTCAACGCGTCTTTTCCGTACTCAGTTCAAAATGGTCAGTCCGAAGCGCGTCAGCAATCCGAATAATATCGGTGATACCCGGAACTGTCGCGCCGGTGTGAAAATAAATGATAGCGGTGCTGCGCTGGGATATTACGTCAGCGACGATGGTTATCCCGGCTGGATGGCGCAGAACTGGACCTACATTCCTCGCGAACTACCCGGCGGTCGACCTTCATTTATCCATGTATTCGAACCGATGGAGGATGGACAGACCCGTGGGGCCAATGCGTTTTACAGCGTGATGGAGCAGATGAAAATGCTCGATACCCTGCAAAATACCCAGCTCCAGAGCGCGATAGTGAAGGCTATGTATGCCGCTACCATCGAGAGTGAACTGGATACCCAATCGGCGATGGACTTTATTCTCGGCGCGGATAATAAAGAGCAGCAGAGCAAACTTACGGGCTGGCTCGGTGAAATGGCGTCCTATTACTCAGCTGCGCCTGTTCGCCTGGGTGGGGCAAGGGTTCCACACCTGTTGCCGGGTGATTCTCTCAACCTTCAGTCGGCGCAGGATACCGATAACGGCTACTCGACTTTTGAACAGTCCCTGCTGCGTTATATTGCCGCTGGGCTTGGTGTGTCGTATGAGCAGCTTTCGCGAAACTATTCGCAGATGAGCTACTCGACCGCACGCGCAAGTGCTAACGAGTCCTGGGCGTACTTTATGGGGCGTCGCAAGTTTGTGGCATCCCGACAGGCCTGTCAGATGTTTCTTTGCTGGCTTGAAGAGGCGATTGTCCGCCGCGTGGTCACGCTTCCTTCGAAAGCCCGGTTCAGTTTCCAGGAGGCGAGAACAGCCTGGGGGAATGCCAACTGGATTGGCTCTGGTCGAATGGCAATTGACGGGCTGAAAGAGGTACAGGAGGCCGTCATGCTCATTGAGGCAGGTCTCAGCACGTATGAAAAAGAGTGCGCCAAACGCGGTGATGATTATCAGGAGATTTTTGCCCAGCAGGTCCGGGAAACCATGGAGCGTCGTGCTGCGGGTCTGAAACCACCGGCATGGGCCGCTGCAGCTTTTGAGGCCGGAGTGAAAAAATCAAACGAGGAGGAGCAAGATGGCGCACGAGCTGCGTAATCTTCCGCATATTGCCAGTATGGCCTTTAATGAGCCGCTGATGCTTGAACCCGCCTATGCGCGGGTTTTCTTTTGCGCGCTGGCTGGCCAGTTGGGCATCACCCGGCTGACAGATACCGTCTCTGGCATCACGCTTGATGCCGGACAAATAGCCGAACCGCTGGCGCTGTTTGGTGAGGATGATGACATGGATCCCCGTCCATCACGCAGCTATCAGGTGGCAAATGGTATCGCGGTCTTGCCGGTTTCCGGCACGCTGGTCAGTAAAACCCGTGCGCTTCAGCCTTATTCCGGCATGACGGGTTACAACGGGATCATTGCTCGCCTGCAGCAGGCAATCAGTGACCCCGGCGTTGACGGCATTCTTCTGGATATGGATACGCCGGGTGGAATGGTGTCCGGGGCGTTTGACTGCGCCGACATTATAGCCCGTATGCGCGATATCAAACCCATCTGGGCGCTGGCCAATGACATGAACTGCAGTGCAGGGCAGCTTATAGCCAGTTCGGCATCGCGACGGCTGGTCACACAAACGGCCAGAACCGGCTCCATTGGGGTCATGATGGCGCACAGCAACTATGGCGCTGCGCTCAAAACTAACGGCGTTGAGGTCACGCTGATTTACAGCGGCGATCGCAAGGTCGACGGCAACCCTTACGAAAAGCTTCCGAAAGATGTGCGTGCTGATTTCCAGACGCGTATCGATGCCACTCGTCAGATGTTTGCCGAAAAGGTTTCCGCTTATACCGGCATGTCTGTTCAGGACGTGCTGGACACCGAAGCGGCAGTATTCTCCGGCCAGGAGTCTTTGGATAACGGACTGGCGGATGAACTTGTTAACAATACCGATGCGCTCGGCGTGATGCGCGAAGCACTCGACAGACGCAAAAAAACAACCCTTGGAGGAACTATGCCATCACCTTCTGCTTCAGCTGTGACCACTAAGCCAGTTGACCAGGCAGCAACTCAGACAACTGCCTCAGCTGAACAGGTCACTACCGTTGACACGACCATTGCTTCCGTAGCGGCCCCTGTAGATGTCAGTGCGCAGGTTACTGCAGCAGTAGCTGCAGAGAATAGCCGCATCATGGGCATCCTGAACTGCGATGAGGCTAAAGGGCGTGAGTCACAGGCGCGAGCACTGGCCGAAACGCCGGGTATGACGGTAGAGAGCGCACAGCGCATTCTGGCTGCTGCACCGCAAAGTGCCCAGGCGCGTACCGATACGGCGCTGGATCGTTTGATGGAAACAGCACCCGGTGCACTCCCAGCAGGTAGCGCATCTTCTGATGCCGCTGACGATTTGTTAAACACCCCCGTTTAAGAGGCTATCATGGCAATTACTGAAGTTTTCACACATAACCAGCCGCTCGGTAACAGCGACCCGGCGCACACTGCGTATGGTCCTGGCGAACTGACGGCTTCCACTCCAGCCATGACGCCGCTCATGCTGGATGCCACTTCTGGCAAGCTGACCGTCTGGGATGGTGCTCATGCTGGCGCGGCAATGGGCATCCTGGCTGTAACCGCAGACCAGAACAGCGCGGAACTGGCATATTACAAATCTGGCTCTTTCCGTATTGAAGATGTCCTCTGGCCATCTGCCGTCACCGACGACAACATTAAACGTAACGCGTTCGCCGGTACTGCAATCAGCATCGTTTAATCCGCATTTCTACAACCATCATCATTCATAAAAGCCGCTTGCGCGGCTTTTTTTACGGGAAAAATCTATGTCCGTTTACACCACTGCCCAACTGCTGGCGGTCAATGAGAAGAAATTCAAATTCGATCCGCTTTTCCTGCGTATCTTTTTCCGCGAAACCTATCCCTTCAGTACAGAGAAGGTTTACCTGTCGCAAATTCCTGGCCTGGTCAATATGGCGCTTTACGTCTCGCCGATTGTCTCCGGCAAAGTGATCCGCTCCCGTGGCGGCAGCACGTCTGAATTCACGCCGGGTTATGTGAAGCCGAAACACGAAGTTAACCCACTGATGACTCTCCGCCGCCTGCCGGATGAGGATCCGCAGAATCTCGCTGACCCGGTCTATCGCCGTCGCCGCATTATCCTTCAGAACATGAAGGATGAAGAGCTGGCGATTGCTCAGGTCGAAGAGAAACAGGCTGTTTCGGCGGTGCTCAGCGGTAAATACACCATGACCGGGGAAGCGTTCGAGCCTGTTGAAGTCGATATGGGCCGCAGCGCTGGTAACAACATTGTCCAGGCCGGTGCGGCTGCATGGTCAACCCGCGACAAAGAAACGTATGACCCGACCGATGACATTGAAGCCTACGCGCTCAACGCCAGCGGTGTGGTCAACATCATTGTGTTCGATCCGAAAGGCTGGGCGCTGTTCCGTTCCTTCAAGGCTGTTGAGAAGAAGCTGGATACGCGTCGTGGTTCTAACTCTGAGCTGGAAACTGCCGTGAAAGACCTGGGTATGGCTGTTTCATACAAGGGGATGTTTGGCGATGTGGCCATCGTGGTGTACTCCGGCCAGTACGTCGAAAACGACGTCAAAAAGAATTATCTGCCGGACCTGACAATGGTGCTGGGGAATACCCAGGCTCGTGGCCTGCGTACCTATGGCTGCATTCTTGATGCTGATGCCCAGCGCGAAGGTATCAATGCCTCGACACGCTACCCGAAAAACTGGGTGCAGTCGGGGGATCCGGCGCGCGAATTCACCATGATTCAGTCAGCTCCGCTGATGCTGCTGCCAGACCCTGACGCATTCGTCTCCGTCAAACTGGCATAACTTCCCCCAGTGGCCCTGTCGGGCCACCTTTCTGGAGTATTTCCCATGACAGAAAAAGAAAAGCTGGTCGCCCGCCTGAATGAACTTGGGACCCAGCTTAACCGCGAGGTCAGTACCAGCGGCACCATTCAGGAACTGACGATGCGTATTGCTGAGCTTGAAGAGGAACTGGATGGCAATGCCGGGTCAGTTGACGGTGAAAACGGCGTGCAGAATGCTTCCGACAGCACCGACAGCACCGACAACAATGTTGCTAACGTGGCAAAAGTAAAAACGGAATCGGCCACAACGGGTGACCTGGTATCAGTAGAAACGCTGGCCACCCTGCATATTGACGCTCTGCATGCCACGCGTAACGAGCCGGTATCTATCGTAGAGCCTGGTGTGATTATCCGCGTATCTGAACAGGATGCCGACGACTTGATCGCAAAGGGGCTGGCTTTCGAAGTCTGAAGGGGGCCACATGGCTGATTTCGATAATCTCTTTGACGAGGCCATGTCGCGAGCTGATAGCGCTATCCGTGGTGTGATGGGCACAGAGGCAAAGGTGATGTCAGGCGCTTTGTCAGGTGCCACCCTGGTCGGTGTATTCGATGATCCAGAAAATATCGGATATGCCGGTGCCGGGATTCGTGTTGAAGGAACCAGCCCGACCCTGTTTGTGGAAACCGCCACTGTCAGGCAGCTGCAGCGTATGGACACGCTGACGATTAACGGTCGGCAATTCTGGGTTGAACGTATTGGTCCGGATGACTGTGGCTCCTGTCATATCTGTCTGGGTAACGGCTCTCCACCTGCATCTTCGCGTCGCCGTTAAGGAGCGCATATGTCCATAAAAGGCCTTGAACAGGCCATAGAAAACCTTAACAGCATCAGCAAAACGGCTGTTCCGCGGGCATCGGCGCAGGCCGTTAACCGCGTGGCAAACCGGGCCGTCAGCCGCAGCGTGGCAGTCGTATCAAAAGATACGCGCGTACCGCGAAAACTGGTAAAGCAACGCGCCAGGGTGAAGCGTGCGACGGTCAATAGACCTCGTGCACTTATCCGGGTAAACCGGGGAAATTTACCGGCCATTAAACTCGGTACCGCAAGCGTGCGACTTTCCCGCAGAAAACGGGACAAGAAAGGGGCCAACAGCGTTCTGCGCATAGGGCCATTTCGTTTTCCGGGCGGCTTTATCCAGCAACTTAAAAATGGTCGCTGGCATGTCATGAGGCGGACTTCAAAACCTCGTTACCCCATTGAAGTGGTCAGCATCCCGCTGGCAGCTCCATTAACTACGGCATTTAAAGAAGAACTGCCGAAGCTCATGGAGTCAGATATGCCCAAAGAGCTCCGGGCATCCCTTACCAACCAACTCAGGTTAATTCTGACACGATGAAACACAGCGATATTCGCAAGGTGATTATTGACGCGCTGGAAAGCGCGATTGGTACTGATGTCATTTATTTTGACGGCAGACCTGCAGTGCTCGAAGAGGGTGATTTTCCCGCTGTTGCCGTCTACCTGACAGATGCGGAATACACAGGGGAAGAACTGGACGCCGATAGCTGGCAGGCCATTCTGCATATCGAAGTCTTTCTTGAGGCTCAGGTACCTGATTCTGATCTGGATGACTGGATGGAGACGAGAGTGTATCCGGTTCTCGCAGAGGTTCCGGGGCTTGAATCTCTTATCACCACAATGGTTCAGCAGGGCTATGACTACCAGCGCGATGACGATATGGCGCTGTGGAGTTCTGCCGACCTGAAATATTCCATTACTTACGACATGTGAGGACCCTATGGCCACACCAAACCCGCTGGCACCAACAAAAGGTGCTGGTACCACCCTCTGGGTTTACACCGGAACTGGTGATCCATACGCCAATCCGCTTTCAGACGTTGACTGGCTGCGCCTGGCAAAGATTAAAGACCTGCAGCCCGGAGAACTGACAGCTGAATCGGAAGATGACACCTACATCGATGATGAGAATGCCGACTGGACATCAACGATGCAGGGGCAGAAATCAGCCGGTGAAACAAACCTGACGCTCGCATGGATGCCGGAGGATTCCGGTCAGCAGGACCTGGTGAACTGGTTCGATGAAGGCACCGTGAAGGGGTATAAAATCAAATATCCGAATGGTGTTGTCGATGTCTTTAAGGGCTGGGTGAGCAGTCTCGGCAAGACCATCTCGTCTAAAGAGGTCATGACCCGCACGGCAAAAATCACCAACAATGGCAAACCATCGCTGGCCGAAGACAGTGGTACCGCGCCGATTGCCGTTACGGGGATCAGCCTGGATAAATCCACGGCGGCTGTGGCTGTCGCGGCCACGACGCAACTGGTTGTTTCTGTCCTGCCAGCAAGTGCTTCAGATAAGTCTTTCCGCGTAGCCAGTTCTGATCCGTCAAAAGCAACGGTCACCGTCAGCGGCAATACCCTGACTGTTACCGGCGTGGCGGCAGGCACCGTCGAGATCATCGTAATGAGCAATGACGGTAACTTTGTGGCGATCTGCAAAGTCACTGTTTCCTGATAACCGGGGCGAAAGCCCCGTTCCCCCGGAGTAATTATGTTTCTAAAGAGCGAGCTGCTTGAAAGTAACGGCAGCAGCGTCACATTGTTCCAGCTGTCGGCGCTGCAGCGTATTGAATACCTCGAATACCTGAAACAACTTGAGGCGGTTGAAGCTGGTGATTTTCAGGCTGCCATTACCCTTACCGTGAAGAGTGGAGCATATCTGGTGGCAATGTCACTCTGGCATGGCCACGCGCTTAAAGGATCGCAGGGAGAAAACGCGGCGGCGGAAGTGGAGCAGATTCAGGATGAGGTCATGCAGACATGGCCGACCGAACTTGTTGCCGAAGCCGAATATAAGGTGAAACTCCTGTCCGGGATGATTGCGCCGGTCACTGATGACCAGGCTGAGCCCGGTGAAGAACGTAATGAACCCGCTGAACCTGTTACTGCGGAAAAGCCCTCGCCAGTGAGCTGAAGTTTGCCATGAAACTGGCGCGTGAGTTCGGTCGCCCGGACTGGCGTGCCATGCTTGCTGGCATGTCCTCAACGGAATACGGCGACTGGAAAATCTTCTACCAGGACAATTACTTTCATGATGCGCAGCTGGATGCTCATTTCTCCGGTTTGCTCTACACCATCTCAACCCTGTTTTTTGCTGATCCGGAATTAACACCGGACAGTTTCAGCATCCTTTCCCCTGTATCGGAAAGCATCGACGTTGATGAGCCGGATGACGATACGCTGATGGCGAAGGCTGCAGGTATTTCAGGAGGCGTGCGCTATGGCCCAGACGGCAGTGGGTGATCTGGTCGTTAACCTTGACGTTAACTCGACGAAATTTAACGAGCAGCTTAACTACGTCAAAAAAGAATTAAAGCAGACTGGCAGCGCGGCGAACGACGAAGCGCTACGGATCCAGCAGTCCTTTAGCCGCCAGGAGAACGCCGCGCGCAAGGCGGGTATTTCAATAGGCCAGTATAACGCAGCAATGCGTATGCTTCCGGCGCAGTTTACCGATATAGCTACGCAGCTAGCGGGCGGGCAGAACCCATGGCTGATTCTGCTTCAGCAGGGCGGTCAGGTTAAGGACTCCTTTGGCGGGATAATACCAACATTCCGGGCCTTACTGGGTACGATCTCACCGTTGATGGTCGGCATCGGTGCGCTGTCCGCCGCAACGGGTGCGCTGTTCTATGCCTGGTACCAGGGCTCATCCACACTATCTGACTTCAACAAAACGCTGGTACTGTCGGGGAACACGGCCGGATTGACTGCCGATCGTATGTTGGCGCTGGCACGAAACGGCCAGGCAGCGGGGCTGACGTTCAATCAGACCAGCGAAGCCCTGAGCGAGCTTATCAACGCGGGGGTGGGCGCGAGTTCGCGCTTTGATGAAATGAGCCAGGCGGTGGCGCGATTTACTGATGCCTCCGGCGTGCCGGTGGAAAAAGTCGCAGCCGCATACGGCAAGCTCACTACTGACCCTACATCAGGCCTGATCGCGATGGCTCAGCAGTTCCACAACGTTACGGCCGAACAGATTGCCCATGTGGCACAGCTGCAGCGTGCCGGTGATGAGGCTGGCGCACTGCAGGCGGCTAATCAGGCTGCTACTGCCGGATTCAACGATCAGACCAAGGCCATCCGCGACAATATGGGGACGATTGAGTCTTCAGCGGATTCCCTGAAGCGTGCCTTCAAGTCGATGTGGGATGCTGCACTTGATATTGGCAGACCTGACACCGCCCAGGAGATGGTGGCAAAAGCCCAGGCCGCGTTTAAAAAGGCTGATGAAATCTGGAACCTGCGTAAAGGTGACCGATATGTCAATGATGAGGCTCGCGCCCGATTCTGGAATGACCGCGAAACGGCCAGGCTTGCGCTGGATATGGCGCAGCAGCAGGCGGGAATTGCCAGGGCGAACGAAGAGAATGCATCGCGCGAAGCGGCTGCGGAATCGGATCGCCAGAAGTATGCTGCGCAGGCACAGGCAAACTATGCCAAAACGCAGACGGCACTGGAGAAATACACGGCCAGGCAGAGCGAGCTCAACAAGGCGCTGAAAGAGGGGCGGATCCTCCAGGCTGACTACAACATCAACCTGGCTGCCGCGAAAAAAGAGTACGAAGACACCCTTAAAAAGCCGAAGAAGACCCCGGCAATCAGAACCCCCGCAGGTGCCCGTGCCACCGATACGGCCAGTGCCCAGACGCTGGAGCTACAGACACAGCTGCGCACCCTGCAGGAGCATAAGAGCATCAATGACACCATCAGCCAGCAGCGTCAGGAGCTGTGGCGTCAGCAGTCCCGCTTTACGGTTCTGGAAGAGGCCGCGAAGACCCGAACGCTTTCTGCTGAGGAAAAATCCCTGCTGGCCAGTAAAAGTGAGGTGCTTTCCCGTGCGGAGCTGAATGCGAAGCTCGGCGATCAGATAGTGGCGCAGGAGCGGCTTAATCGCCTGCAGGATACGTCCCAAAAATACGTCACGCAGATCGGCGAGAAAACCCGAGCCCTTGCGGAAAGTGCTGGTATGAGCAGTCGTGCAGCACAACGTCGCAATGAAGAGGCCCAGCTTCTTCAGGGCTGGAAAAATGGTGGTGGTTCGGAGAACGATGCTGGTTATCAGAATGAGCTGCAGGCGCTGCAGGCGTATTACGCCGAGCAGGATAAGCTGCGGGACGACTGGCAGTCCGGAGCCAAATCCGCATGGGCAGATTATGTTGATTCTGCTTCAGATGCTTATGGCCAGATGAAGTCGGCTGCCACCAGTGCGTTTGATGGCATCGGGCAAAATATGGCTGACATGCTGACGCGCGGAAAGGCTGACTGGGCTGACTTCACCCGCTCCACGCTCTCCATGCTGACACAGATCCTGCTGAAACAGGCGATGGTAGGCCTGGTGGATTCAGCGACAACCGCGCTGGGATTTGCAGGTGGCGGTTATACCGGTTCAGGCGGGAAATATGAACCTGCAGGTGTCGTTCACCGTGGTGAATTTGTTTTCACCAAAGAGGCTACCAGCCGGATCGGCGTCGGCAATCTTTACCGGATGATGAAAGGGTATGCCACGGGTGGGTATGTCGGGGGCGGTGGTACAGGCCCGGCTGCAGCACCTTTCGGTGTCAGTGTATATGCCCCGGTGACGGTCGAGAATGCTTCCGGTAACGCACAGCAGCAAAACGACGGAGACAGGCTGGGTAAGGCGTATCAGCAGGTGATTAACAAATCTGTCAACGATGGTATCGCCAGGGCAATCCAGCCCGGTGGGCTTATCTGGAATGCGACCAATCGCAGGTAACAGTTATGACGATAGAAACATTCCCCTGGGGTATTAAGGTCTCCAGCCAGCCCACAGAGGGAAGCAAAGACACCGTCAGGAAGGTCCAGTTCGGCGACGGTTACGCACAGGTGAGCGGCTCAGGTCTGAATGATGAAATTCGCACCTATGAATTTTCCTTCTCAGGGGATCCGACTACAGCGAATGAAATTCATGCCTTCCTTCGGCGGCATAAAGTGAAGTCGTTTATTTTCACTCCGCCTTTCGGCGATACCGCGCTGTGGCGTGTCGAGGCTGACACGCTCAAAAAGGTGGTTAAAAACGTAAAAGTGATAACCGTAACCGCAACGTTTGAACAGGCATTTGCACCATGAGTCTTAATGCTGATTATCAAAAACTTGAGCCGGGCAATGAAGTCCGGCTTTTTTCTGTCGATGGTACAGCGTTCGGTATGTCAGATGTGCTCCGCTTCCACGCACACAATATCGCACACACCCCGGAAGAGATTGAAGCCGCAGGCGGGGATGAGAATAAACTTCCGGCGAAGTCCATATGGTGGCAGGGGGAGGAATATAAAGCCTGGCCATGTCAGGTGGAGGGTATTGAGGCGACCACAGACGGTACCAGCCCACAGCCAAAATTGACGGTGGCGAACCTGGACAGCTCGATCTCAGCGCTCTGTCTGGCGTATGACGATCTGCTGCAGGCGAAAGTGAGTATCCACGACACGCTGGCACAGTATCTGGACGCCAGAAATTTTCCGCAGGGCAATCCCACTGCAGACCCGTCACAGGAAAAGCTGAAGGTCTTTTATATCGATGCCAGAAGCACCGAGACGGATGAATCTGTTGAATTTACGCTTTCCAGTCCGATGGATTTACAGGGCCAGATGATACCCACGCGGCAGCTGCATTCGTTATGCAGCTGGTGCATCCGGAACAAGTACCGGACCGGCGACGGCTGCGACTATGCCGGAACGCGCTATTTCGACAAAAACAATAATCCGGTTGACGATCCATCGCTGGATGTCTGCAACGGCACGCTGACGGCCTGCAAGCTCCGGCACGGAGACAGCAACGAGCTGCCGTTTGGCGGTTTCCCCGGTACATCTCTTATCAGGAGCTGATATGCGCCAGAAAACCATTGATGCCATCATGGCACACGCTGCAGCGGAATATCCGCGAGAGTGCTGCGGCGTGGTGGCACAGAAAAGCCGGGTTGAGCGCTATTTTCCCTGTCGTAATCTCGCAGCAGAGCCGACTGAACATTTTCACCTGTCCCCCGAAGATTACGCAGCGGCAGAAGACTGGGGGACGGTGGTGGCCATTGTTCACAGCCATCCTGATGCGACGACGCAGGCCAGCGAGCTGGATAAGGCGCAGTGTGATGCAACGCTGCTGCCCTGGCATATTGTGAGCTGGCCAGAGGGGGATTTACGTACCATTCAGCCACGCGGGGAGCTGCCATTGCTGGAGCGTCCGTTCGTGCTTGGCCACTTCGATTGCTGGGGTCTGGTAATGAGCTATTTCCGGCAGACCCACTGTATCGAGCTCCACGATTACCGGGTGGATTATCCCTGGTGGGAAAACGACTACCCGGACAATTTCTATCAGGAGTGCTGGTACGAGTGCGGATTCAGGGAGTTTGATGGTCCGCCTCAGGAAGGGGACCTCGTCATCATGCAGGTGCAGGCCGATAAGTGGAATCATGCCGGGATTTTACTGGAGGGTAACATGCTGCTGCACCATCTTTACGGGCATCTGAGTCAACGTGTTCCTTATGGCGGATACTGGCAGGAGCGCACAATGAAGATCGTTCGCTATAAAGATGTAATGGCAGGTGAAACATGCAGGAAGTAATGACCCGCATTGAGCTTGGCGGCGTGCTCGGGAAAACATTCGGTAAAGTTCACCATCGCCTGATTTCCCGCGTGAACGAAGCGAGTGTTGCGCTGGCAAAGACTATACCGGGCTTTGAGCAGTTTATGATTTCCAGCCAACGCCGTGGTCTCACTTATTCAGTATTCAAAGGGAAAAAGAATATTGGTGTTGATGACCTGGGTTACCCGGTCACCGGCGATGTCATTCGCATTGTCCCGGTGATTATCGGGAGCAAAAAGGCCGGATTACTCCAGACAATACTTGGTGCAGTTCTGGTTGCCGTTGGGGCGGTGCTTAATTTCACACCCTGGGCTGCGGCATCACCATTCTTATACAAATTCGGTGCCGCAATGATGATTGGCGGGGTTGTTCAGATGCTTTCCCCTCAACCAGCGGGGCTGGCCAGCAAACAGAGTTCAGATAACCGCGCCTCATACGCGTTCGGTGGAGTCACCAACACCGCCGCGCAGGGCTATCCGGTACCGCTTCTTTATGGTCGTCGGCAAATCGGCGGTGCGATTATTTCTGCCGGGATTTATGTCGAAGACCAGCAATAAATAAAAACCTCCTTTCAGGCCACCTCAGGGTGGCCTTTTTTATGGGCGCAATATGGCTACATCTACTCCGATTAGAGGCCGCAAGGGCGGCAGCTCCAGTTCACGCACCCCGACTGAACAACCAGACGATCTCCAGTCCGTAGCGAAAGCCAAAATTCTTGTTGCACTGGGAGAGGGCGAATTTGCAGGGCAGTTGACGGCGAAGGATATCTATCTCGATGGCACGCCACTGGAGAATGCAGACGGATCGCAAAACTTCAGTGGCGTGGCGTGGGAATTTCGTCCGGGGACTCAGGCACAAAAATATATTCAGGGTATCCCCGGCACAGAAAATGAAATCAGCGTGGGCACCGAAGTGTCAAGCACCACCGGCTGGACACATACCTTTACCAACACGCAACTGTCAGCCGTTCGCCTGCGCCTCAAGTGGCCATCGCTTTTTAAACAGGAGGATGATGGCGATCTGGTTGGCTATTCAATTAACTACGCTATTGATCTGCAGACCGATGGCGGCACCTGGCAGACGGTACTTAATACCAGCGTAACCGGCAAGACAACTTCCGGCTACGAACGCAGCCATCGTATCGATTTACCACAGGCAGGCAGTACATGGACGGTGCGCCTGCGTAAGCTTACGGCGGATGCCAACAGCGCGAAAATTGGCGACACGATGACGCTGCAGAGCTACACAGAGGTTATTGACGCCAAACTGCGTTATCCAAATACCGCGCTGCTGTACATCGAATTCGACTCAAGCCAGTTTAACGGCTCTATCCCGCAAATATCCTGCGAACCGCGAGGGCGTGTAATCCGCGTTCCGGATACGTATGACCCGGAGACCCGCACCTACAGCGGCACATGGACAGGGGCGTTTAAGTGGGCGTGGACGGATAATCCAGCCTGGATTTTTTACGATCTGGTGGTGAGCGACCGCTTTGGGCTGGGCAATCGCCTGACGGCGGCCAATATTGATAAATGGACGCTTTATCAGGTCGCGCAATATTGCGATCAGCCGGTTCCTGATGGTAAAGGCGGTAGCGGCACTGAGCCTCGCTATACCTGTAACGTGTACGTGCAGGAGAGGAATGACGCCTATACCGTGTTACGTGATTTTGCGGCGATATTCCGGGGCATGACGTACTGGGGTGGCGATCAAATCGTTGCGCTGGCGGATATGCCCCGCGATGTGGATTACAGCTACACGCGTGCAAACGTGGTTAATGGGCGCTTTACCTATTCGGGCAGCACCACCAAAACCCGCTATACCACGGCACTGGTTTCCTGGTCCGATCCGGGTAATGCCTACGCGGATGCGATGGAGCCTGTATTTGAGCAGGATCTCGTTGCTCGCTTTGGCACAAATCAGCTCGAAATGACAGCCATTGGTTGTACCCGGCAGTCAGAGGCAAACCGCAAAGGACGTTGGGGTATCCTGACCAATAACAAGGATCGCATCGTGTCGTTCGATGTTGGTCTTGACGGTAAGATCCCACAGCCTGGTTATATCATCGCGGTTGCCGATGAGCTGCTTTCCGGAAAAGTGATGGGAGGGCGCATCAGCGCGGTTAACGGTCGCGTTATCACGCTTGATCGTGATTCGGCAGCCGCTCCCGGAAGCCGTCTGATGGTTAACCTTCCGTCCGGCGCATCGCAGAGCAGGACGATACAGAGCGTAAACGGGCGGGCCGTCACTGTGACAACGGCATACAGCGAAACACCTGCAGTGGAATCGGTGTGGATTGTCGAGTCTGAAGAGCTTTACGCGCAGCAATATCGCGTTATCAGCGTTACGGATAATAATGACGGAACGTATTCGATTGCTGGCGCTTTGCACGATCCGGATAAATATGCGCGTATCGATACCGGTGCCATTATCGACCAGCGGCCAATAAGTGTAATTCCGCCCGGTAATCAGTCCCCGCCAGCTAATATCGCGATCAGTTCGTTTTCTGTCGTTCAGCAGAATATCAGCGTTGAGACCATGCGCGTCAGCTGGGACCAGGCGAAAAATGCTATCGCGTATGAGGCACAGTGGCGTCGCAATGACGGGAACTGGGTGAATGTGCCGCGCAGCTCCACCACGTCATTCGATGTTCCGGGGATTTATGCAGGACGCTACCTGGTTCGCGTGCGTGCCATCAATGCCGCCGAAATTTCATCTGGGTGGGGCTATTCAGAAGAGAAAACGTTGACGGGTAAAGTGGGAAACCCACCGAAGCCGGTTGGCTTCATCGCTTCTGAAAACGTGGTATTCGGTATCGAGCTGAACTGGGGATTCCCGGCGAATACCGAAGACACGCTGAAGACGGAAATTCAGTACAGCCTGACCGGTAGCGAAGATGATGCAATGCTGCTGGCCGATGTGCCTTATCCGCAGCGCAAATATCAGCAGATGGGTCTTAAGGCAGGGCAGATTTTCTGGTATCGCGCGCAACTGGTCGACAGAACGGGAAACGAGTCCGGGTATACCGACTGGGTGCGAGGTCAGGCCAGCATCGATGTTTCCGATATCACCGATGTGATCCTGGAGGAGATCAAAGACTCCGCTACGTTTAAAGATCTGATTGAGAGCGCAGTGGACAGCAATGAAAAAATTGCTGGCATGGCTGACGAAATCAAAAACCATGCAGACGAGCTGGAGCAGCAGGCGAAAGATATACAGGAAAACGCTGACGGGCTGGCGCAGGCGGCGGTAAAAATCGATGAGATTTCCGTTTCAATGGACGGTATGACAGGAGGCGTGAAGAATTCGGCAATTGCGATAATCCAGAATGGGCTGGCGCAGGTTGTCAGTCGTCGTTCCCAGACAGCAACAAACGCCGGGAACAGTGCCAGTATAGACAGAGTGGATACTACGATTGCCGATACCAGCCAGGCGGTCGCACGCGCGCTGGTCACACTGGATGCAGAAGCTGGTGGCAATATCTCTAACTCAACGGACCTGACAGAAACTCTTGCTGATTTCACCCAGGCTTCGGCAACAAAAATCAACACTCTGACTGTTAAATCAGGCGAAAACAGTGCAGCGATAAACGTCAACGCACAGGCTATAGCAGATGTAAACGGTAACCTCAGCGCGATGTATAACATCAAGGTGGGGGTGTCCAGTAACGGGCAGTATTACGCTGCCGGGATGGGTATAGGGGTTCAAAATACACCCTCCGGCATGCAGTCACAGGTAATCTTCCTGGCAGACCGTTTCGCCGTGACTACTATGGTCGGCGGGACTGTAACACTGCCGTTCGTTATCCAGAATGGCCAGGCCATTATCAGGGATACAGTCATTGGCGACGGGACCATAAGCAATGCAAAAATTGGCAATTACATCCAGTCGAACAATTATGTTGCCGGCTCTGTTGGCTGGAAACTGGATAAGTCCGGGACGTTTGAGAACTACGGTTCGACAGCTGGGGAGGGAGCCATGAAGCAGACCAACCAGACAATCAGCGTCAAGGATGGCAACAACGTTCTGAGAGTGCAGGTTGGCCGATTAACGGGGGTGTTCTGATATGGCTTATGGAATACAGACCTGGGATGCTTCGGGAAACCCCAACAACTACGGAATCAAGCCAGTTTCCGTTGTTGGACGTATACAACTTGCCGCCGGACAAAACTCCGGCAGCTGGTCTTTCACGGTACCCTCAGGAATGAAGGTCGGTTTTGCGCTCTCACTTGATGAAGGAGGTAACAGCGTAGGGAGGAGCATTGTCGCGTCAGGGAACACAATAACCGTAACCGCAGCCTCTTCTGTGGGCCTGGGTAATTACCCGGCCTCTAAATGTGAGGTGGTCGTTTTCATGGAGAAAGCATAATGGCCGAATTTGGCGCGATGATATTAATGGATAACGGGAATCCCTTTGTAACGCCACAATCAACGCCTTTCTGTCTTTACGGGAAGTATACCTTCAATTCATCCGCGAATGGCAGTTCTCAGCAGGTTGCTCAAAATATCGCTTTAAACGCTGATTACCCAGTGATGGTTTTTATCAAAACCACCAATACAGCACAGCCCACTCCGGTTATGTCTTACAGGAACGGCGGTAATGTGTATGTTGCTGGTGTTAATCCCTACAACCAAAGTTTCACTTTAACGGCGTACGTTTTTGCCATATTCCCGCAGATATTACCGAAATGGGGTTTGGCAATATGGGATGCGAGCGGAAAGCTTGTGTTAACTAATGAGTCCCGTGTGCTATCAGACCTGCAGACGGTTGGCACGCCTGGTGCAAACGGCGGGATAAATATTGACCAGACGCTGAGCGGGTCATGGGCCGTTGCACCTGCTCAGTTGGGTCAGACCATCATTGTGAATAATTCAACCCAGCCTCCGACTATCTACACGATAAATGCTTATTCTTCATGCAGGTTTGACGGGGCCAATACGAGGATAAACGCAGGGGGGACCTCCACTGGGGCAGGTTCACCTGGAGGGGGAACGAATACTGGCATTTCATTAACCGCCATAAATACAGCGGCCTATGATTGATTGATCGTTTTTAGCGATCAATAACATAATATTGATCTATCCAATCAATTATACCCACCAGAATTGTATTGGTATCGTCTAAGATACTGAATTCCTCTGGATACTATCAAAATGAGAAAACTGATTATCTGCATGGCAGGCGCTGTCATGCTTACAGGATGCGCTGGCGTAATTGAGAAACAGGAACCAGTTTGCAGCGGCACTGCAATCGTTGGCGGTCAGGAAACTACGGTTCAGATTTACGGTGTGCGTAAACAAAACAACCAGACGCAGTACCGGGCTGGATATCCTTTCAGCTGGCGCTGGGTAAGTGCGAATACATTTACCGAAACAACCTGCAAATAACCCACTACGCTTAAACATAAACCTCGCTCCGGCGGGGTTTTTTTATTGCCTGGAGAAAATATGCTTTATAACACCGGCACCATCGCCATTAATGGAAATACCGCCACCGGGACGGGTACAAACTGGACGGCACCGGCCAGCCAGGTCCGCGCTGGCCAGACGATTATCGTGATGTCTAACCCGGTGCAGCTGTTTCAGATTTCATCCGTGAACAGCGCCACGTCTTTGACGGTTACGCCAGTTGCTTCCCCGGCGCTGAGCGGCCAGAAGTATGGAATCCTTGTGTCAGACAATATCTCAGTCGACGGCCTGGCGCAGGCCATGTCTCAGCTCATCAAAGAGTATGACGAGAATATCGGCGCATGGGAGACGTTCGCCACAACCTCAGCCAACCAGAACATTACCGTTACGATCAATGGCACCAGTTTATCAATCCCGGCTCTTGGGAAATTACTGCAGAAGGGGGGCAACGGAGCTTTGCCGGTTAATCAAGGTGGTACCGGCGCAACGAATGCCGCAGACGCTCGCACAAACCTCGGTTTAGGCACATTCGTTACCCAGGAAGATCAGAGCATCGTCTATGGCCCGTCGCTGGATCATGCGCTTGTCGTACGAAAAGACGAATGGGGCGTCGTTGTTTCGGATAATGGTAATCCGGTACCACTCGGAACCCGTTATGGCGGAACGGGGGCAAAAACACCTTTTGATGCAGCAACAAATCTGCAAACCATTAGATCCCTGACATATAGATTTGGCCCAGGAATGGACCCTACGTCAATATCATTTAAAAACACATCAGCATTTATAGTAGGACAGCAGGGCTATGGTCCTATCGGCGCTTTTCTGGATATCACATCTTTCGATAATTCTGCAAGGATGCAGCTCTACGGGTGCTATGACTCACAAATGTTCCCGGGTAAAAATGCACTTGCCTACGCAACGTATAACCCAAACGACCGTACCTGGTACCCAATTGCATTTGTAAGGGACACATCGAATACAACTGTCGATTCGAACGGTTTCATTAAATCAGCATCTCCAATAGTCAACGTTTATGGTGATGGGCGATACGAAACTAACGATGAATCAGAAGGGGTAAGAGTCACACGTCTGGATGTGGGGCAATACTACATTGAGGGATGTCAGGCGCTCAATTCTGACGCTGCATGGGGCGGTATTGACGGAGGTTTTGAGATTCCCACTGACAGGAATAAGCAACCGCTGATATGGCTGGATTACGAGGTTAACGCCGACGGCTCTGTGCTGGTAAAAACCTATCACCGCGAGCATCCTTCAGCGCCAGCATTTGCCAGGAATGAGCGCGCTGGATTGGCAGATGGCGAGCCGGTTGACATCCCGGCTGATCAGTTCGTCAGCGTTCGTGTAGAAATGCCAGCGAGTAGCATCTGGAATCAGAAACAGAAACAAACGGAAGAGGCTTTAAAGCAGGAACAGGGGTCTTAAAAAAAACCGCCGTCCATTTTGTGTAAGAATGAGCGGCGGTTGATTGCTCAGTGTTCATGCCCGAGCAAACGCCGGGAATATTACCCGAACAAGATTTATAGGCCAACCTGGCGAACAGTCGGGAACTCTGAAACCAACCACATATCGGACTCTTCAAACATTTCCTCCAGCATGCGGTTCAGTTTTTCCCGATCGCTTTTGCTGGCATCGCTGTTTAAGCCGTTCGCCTGCATCGGCTTAACCTTCACTTCTGCATCCGGAAAGATCCGGTGCACTCGCTTTGTTAACTCATTCAGAATTATTTCTCTGGCACCTGTTAATCCTTCAACATTCCGTTTGTCGTACACCAACTCAACGAACATACCGCCTCCAAAGCAACAATGATTTTGCACGCAATTTATACTGTTTATTTATACAGTGTCAACGGTTGGGCACGTAGCTTTTTAAGGAAGGTTTTTGGGGCATGTATGGGGCATAAATGCCAGTTTTGGGGCATGGTTGGGACATTTTAACTCATATGAACTTAACCGAATTTCATATGGAGGCGTCTTATAATGCACTGATTAACCTAAAGAAAACACATGCTCTTGGGCGTTCTTTAGTGATTTTAAAAATTACCGCGTCACGCAGTTAAAGTGACGGGCATACTCTTCAAGGCTGGTGATCCCCAACCGCACCCATTTAGGATGCGACCATTGCGGCAGACCGATGTAAATCATAACGCGTGAAGGATCTCTTCCACGCTACGCACACGGGCGATGCGCGGGTAGATATGATTAATGCTGTTATTGTGTTGCTCGGCGCTGGCGGCACTACAGGCGTCTTCGGCAATCACCAGATTAAAGCCAAGTTCCCAGGCATTGCGGGCGGTGGATTCAACACCGATATTGGTCGAGATCCCACATAACACAATTGTATCGATACCTCGGCGGCGTAACCGCACCTCGACCATATTGCAGGATTTTACCGTTGGGTAATTTCATCCATCCATCACCACTGGCAAAAAAAGCCATATCCGGTATCTGATTTTCCCCTGTTCCCACATCCCGTTTTGCCGCTTCTCCCAAACCAACCTTTCAAATATTTTTCTGAATCAGGTGATATTTCGCCTCTTCTCCTGTTTTTACAACAGGAGAAGCACTCATGATTTACGGTTATGCCCGAGTATCAACAAACCACCAGGACACTGAATTGCAACTAACGGCGCTCAAGTCAGCTGGTTGTGAGAAAATTTTTGAAGAGCATGCCAGCGGGAGGAAATCGAATCGGCCGGTTCTAAAACGGCTGATCGCCACTATGCAGCCGGGGGATGAACTGGTGGTCTGGAAGCTGGACAGGATAGGCCGCAACGTTCTGCATGCGCTGTTGATGTTCCAGCAGTTACAGGAAAAGGGTATCAACTTCCGCAGTATTACCGATGGCGTGGATCTCAAAACAGCCAGCGGCCGCTATAACTTTCGTAACATCCTTTCCGCAGCACAATATGAATCTGATCTTAATAGCGAACGTACCTTAGCAGGGCTGGCCGTAGCCAGGGCAAAAGGGCGAGTTGGTGGTCGCAGGCCTAAGTTCACGGATGAGCAATGGCGGGAAATGGGGGAGCGGATGGCAACCGGTGAATCACGACAAAGCGTATCAAAAACGTATGGAGTAGGGCTCTCAACTCTGTATAAAAAGTTTCCAGCTAGCTGATAACGGGAAAGAAACAGAGAAGGGCACAAATATTGTGTACTTTAATGTGCCCTTTAATTTATTGATTGGTGGTTGAATTGTCCGTAACTTTTTGATTTAAGTGCAAATTTCTAATAAATTAGAACACTTTCTTAAATTGTCATTTGGCATATTACGAACAATTCCGCGTAAAAACGTTCTGTTACGCTAAACCCTTATCCAGTAGGCTTTCAAGGATGTAAACCATAACACTCTGCGAACTAGTGTTACATTGCGTGTAGCTTTGAGTGGGCAACTTTGTGTACACTTTTGTGTACCCAAAAACAAAAATGTGTACCCATTCAATGATCACCGACACAAAGCTCAGGAAGGCGCTCGGCAAGAAAAGAGATGATATCGAGATTATTTCTGATTCGCACGGGCTCAACGCCAGAATCAGCCAGGCCGGAAAAATATCATTTTTCTATCGGTATCGCTGGGCCGGTAAAGCGGTAAAACTCAATGTTGGTGATTATCCTGCAATGAGTATCACCCAGGCAAGAGAGCGTCGCCAACAATTCAGAAACTGGTTAACTGAGGGACTGGATCCGCGAGAGCAGGTGAAGCTGGATAAGCAGACCCGACAGGAAGCGATGTCCGTTGCCGAAGCGTTCAATTACTGGATTGAAAGGCACTGTATCGCTAACGGGCTAGTTAAAGTCGATTACTATCGCCAGGTGTTTGAGAAACATATCGCCGAACCGATGAAGAATGTCAAAGTCGATAACACAGCGAAAATGCACTGGATCAACGTCTTCGATTCTATAGAAAGCAGGGTGATGGCTCATTACATGCTTTCGCTGTGCAAACGGGCGTTTAGGTTCTGCGTTAACAGAAGTGTGATCGCCTCAAACCCACTCGAGGGATTACTGCCATCTGATGTCGGGCAAAAGCCTAAAAAGAGAACTCGCAGGATGGACGATGACGATCTGCGCAAAATCTATCAGTGGTTGAAAAGCCATATGTCGATAGAGTCCGTTTTCCTGGTGAAATTTATTATGCTTACCGGATGCCGTACGGCTGAGATTCGACTTAGTGAGAGATCATGGTTTCGATTGGATGATAATGAGTGGGTCGTGCCTGCGGGCAGTTATAAAACTCGGGTACATATTAGAAGGGGACTCTCAGACGCCGCCGTTAACCTGGTCAGAAATCACCTCAAGAAAATAAACACCAATCACCTGGTGACTTCACAACGTAAAATTGATGGCGGGATCAAAGATTCGCCCGTTCATTCACCTGTGGCATCCAATTACGCCCGTTCTATTTGGAATGGAACAGGTATGGCAGAGTGGTCGCTTCATGATATGAGGCGGACGATAGCCACAAATCTCTCTGAGTTAGGTTGCCCGCCGCACGTAATTGAAAAGCTGCTCGGGCATCAGATGGTGGGGGTTATGGCGCATTACAACCTTCATGACTATATCGATGATCAGAAACACTGGCTCCGCGTTTGGCAGAGCCATCTTGAAGAGATCATCGGAGAGCCCTTCAGTTAATTTATCTTCTTTTTATCCTCCCACTCTTTGATTGACTCAGAGCGCCAGCGGTTAGGGTTGCCGGGCCAGTCAGGGGGTGGGAACGGGCATACGAAGCCCCGAGGCATTGTGTCTGCACTTTGCCATGACCAAAGGGTTTTGCGTGAAATTTTGTAGCGACTGGTCAGGTCTGACGTTACCAAAATATCATCCATAGCTCTCTCCAGTTGCCCGTTCGGGCCATTCAAAATCTTTTTCAACCAACCTGCCCGGGCAGGGAGCGGAGACGGCGCATGCCGGTCATCGCTGTGGCCACGTAGCTCGCCTTTCGGTTCACCACCTCCACCCAGACTTTCACGCCTTCAACCTTCACCGTATAAGTCTCTTTCATCTTGCTTCGCCCATAGTCGCCATATGTTTGCAAGTGAGCTGCCAGCGCGATGTCGCATGCTTGGCGAGCTAAAGGTGATTGCTTACTTCCTCGATTGATCAGTCGCATATAATCTCCTTGAGGGAGGGTTACCCCTCCCGGTTTCGTCAGGCCACGTATTCCGGTTTCATATCCGCCAGGGTGATGCTGAATTGATCGTGCAGTTCATCGCCTAAGTGACGCTTTGAAGATGCAAGCATGCGCTCGGCTTCAGCGAACCGTTCGGCTGCATGCGGCTCGTCGGGCTGGGGCAGGGATTTAATAGCCTCCTCAACCTTGTTGCGTGCATCCACTAGGTAATAACGCTTTACGGCTTTGTTTTTCAGCTCGGTGAATAGTGCGGATCCCAGCGTAGCTTTCGCCGTTTCAATGTCGGCACGCAGCGATTTGGCGCTATCCACGTCCTGAGCAGATTCGATGCGTTCGCGGAAATCATCGGCAAGAGAGTCGACATTTACCGACGATTCCTGTGCGCTTTGCGTGGTTGTGACGGTGTCACCTGAGATATCAGCCAGGCTAACGCGTTGCGGCGTTGGGTTGATCTCTTTTTCTGTGCGCTGTTCAATCTCATCAGGGGTGTACACACCAAGAACAACTGCAGGGCAATACAGGCGCGCCCAGTATTTGAGTGCCAGATAAGCGATCTGCTGTTTCGGGTTTGATACCCAAAGTGGAGAATTACGTGTGATTACGCTGGAGAGGAAAACAGGCTCTCCCCAGGTGATATCACTTTCACCGCGAATAACGGCACCTACCCGTACCGACAGTCCTTGTTCATCAGCACTTTCCCAACCGCGTACCATTTCTTTCTTGTCGTACGTCCCGCCACCTTTCGCAGGCTTTTTAACGGTTATCTCGCGGCTGCTGGCACATTTCGACCAGTCGCCCTCGTACTCATAGTGAAAGCGGCCAACGATGGCGTTTGAGCTGGAGATCACCGCATTAACCAGTTGCGCTTCGTATCCCAGGACACCGTTAACCAGGTGCGTCTTTTGCGCCACGGCGTAAGGGTTCATACCCCACTGCATCGCCTGCATGATGATGGCCATGCAGTCTGCCGGATTGCCGCGGAGGTGCTCAGGCACCGTTACGGCTGCCTGTGCCATCAACCCGGCGACAGACTGAAGCTGGGTTAAAGCCTGCACGTTGAAAATGGCATTGCTGGCTGAGATCGTGTTTGGAGTCTGCTGCTCAGCGGTTACGATATTCGTGTTTTCCATCATCATTCCCCTTATGCCTGAGTACGCAGCGCTTCAAGGCGGCGCAGGTCGAAGTCGTTCAGTTCGTCGGTGTAGTCAGCAGTGATTGGCGCTGGCCATTCACCTGTGTCGAATCCGGTTGCGATATTGCGCATCGCTTTGCGGTACTCGAGCATACCCAGCTCCAGTAGTTCAGCGGATGCCTCGATGATGGCGATCCAGTGGTAGTTCTCGTCTTTGTTGACGAAAATCCAGAAGAACTGATCCAGCGCTGCGGTTTCGCAGTACATAGCCGCGCTCAGGTGATAATCACGTTCAATAATTTCCCGGTGTAGCCTGGCGCGCAGGCTTTCCTGCTTAACATTCCACATGCTGATGGTTTTCAGGTCTGCACCTATACGCACGCCATCCAGGTCGATCTCAAGGTCAGGGCGCACACGAACTTCCAAGCCCGTCTCCTCGTCAAAACCAAAGTAGCTCACCTCAACGGCTCGGCTAGGGTGGGTCAGCAGCATGCCGGCGGTCGGGTGTGCCAGAAGCGCTTTTTGAATATTCAGCGCGGTGCTCAGCTGCTGGCGGGTGACCAGCACTTTTCCTTCCGGGTTATCGCGCCAGGCATCCAGCAGTTCGTCGGCAAATACGGCATCTGGTTTGACTGCCTTCACGGCCTGGATCATGTCTGCTTTGGTACCGGACACTTTCAGTGGTGCCGGTTTCTGTGCTTCCTGAGCCACAAGGTCAGGGTTGATGATTGCCAACTGCTCCAGCAGCGCGTCACGGCTGCCGCTGGTTTTAACCGGCGGCGGCAGGGTGGCGTTGTACTCTTTAATGCATGCCTTCATTGCCGTCGCCGTCTGCTTCTGGTCACCATCAATACGCTGGAAGTCAGCTGGCAGCGCCATATAGTTCTGTGCCGTTTCTTCCAGGTTAGCGCCAAGCGGAACCTGCGGCGGCAGGGTGGCGTTGTACTCTTCCAGTAACACCTTGATGTCGTCGGCAGACAGCAGCGCCGGCAGGCTGGCATTGTGCTCATCGATAAAGGCGCGCAGGGTCGCGGCCGTTGTGAATGCGCCTTCAGGGATCACCGGTTCAACGCTGAATTCTGCGTCCAGTAGTTCAGGCTGCAACGCCAGCGCATGCACCAAGTTGCCCATGTCCAGCACCGCTGAGCGCTCTTTGACGATGGTTTTCTCTACGTGGCGCGCATTGAAGTACATCAGCGAAACGCGCGCATCTTTCACCTGGGTTGAGCTGATGCCGTTGGCGGCGTGGTAAACCTCGTTTGGCAGCCCTTCATAGCGGCCTGGCTCGAAATAAGCGGGATAAACAACAGCTGGTTCGTCAGATTGCGCTTCTGGCTCGGTTTGTGCTGCAACTGGTTCGGTTTGGCTTACAGAATCGCTATTTTTGGCGACAGAATCCGTATTCTGGTTTACATCGTCCTTCTGGCCGGGATGTGACTCTTCACCAGACTCCAGACTGCTTTCGCCTGGCTGTACTTCATCACCAGCTTGTTTTTCATCACTGACAGTTTCTTGAACCTGCACATTGCTGGTGGTCTCCGTAGCCTTTTTCGTGCCATGAGTTGCTGAGTTCTGCAGCAAAGCCGTAACGTCGAATATTCCGTTGCCGACATTTTTAACCAGTTCTTGTTCGACTTTCTGCGGTTGTGCTGCCGCTTCCTCTGCGCGGCGGCGTGCTCCTTCTTCACGCACGCGTTGCAGGTTCTCTTCGTGAGTGCAGAAGGATTTGCGCGGAGACTCCTTACCTTCAGGTTGGGGAATTTCCTGTGTTGCGGGTTCAGCCTCATGCAACGGCAATAACTCGACCGCGGAATTGAACGCGGCTGTCATGGTCTGGTTAACAAATTCCAGGTGAGCGACAGGAGTTAAATGAATATTTTCCGGTGCGATACGTACCAGGTTAAAAATAGCCGTGCGGTTAACACCCAGAACGCCTGGCTGATTGCGCAGGATGTTGCTCCATGATTTCCATGGTTCTTCTTTTTTGGTCACGATTTCTTTAGCGCGACGAAGAATGCTGCCCGGGATCTCGAAGTGGTTGAAGTCCATAGGCAGAAGGGCACACGCAATCTCTAAATCGAGAGTGTCCAGTGTGTGGTGTGCGTCAGGTCCACGGTCAGTGACGTAACCGCCGTCGGCATTAGTGCCGGAATCAGTACGCTGCACACTACTGATGCGATTACCGGCGGCCCATTCACGCGCCAGGATGCCACGGTCAATGTAATCAGTCGCCGCCCACATTCTGGTGAAACGGAGTACCAGCGCGAGTTCGTGACGCTTGTCCTGGCTGAACACTTTGCGAATGGCATCGGTGTAGCGCCACAGGTCTTTGGTGTCGTAACCCTTCACTTCCGGGCAGTTCTCAGCAGCTAACAGCAAGTTCTGGACGTAACTGTTATCAGTGTCCATCTCCAGCGCGCCGATAGCTTCGTACTCTTCGTGGGTTACGTGGTGGCGCAGTTCGTCGGCGGTGAACTGGGAAAGCAGTTGCTTACGAAACGGCATCTGCACTACCGGGTAGAGGGTTGAGTCGTCGTCGTGTTCGTCCAGCGTGATGCCAGCGGTTTCTGGCAGCGTTGACTCAGTAGTTATGTGACTATCAACGGTCTGAGCCGTTTTCTCGTCAGAGTTTTCAGCTGTGACTTTTGGCAGCCAGGTGCGGTCATCGTTCTGCAGTTCGTAGCGTTCGCACCAGGTGTAATCCACTGCGCCTTCTTCCGGCAGGTCGTCATATACCGGGAAATCGGTGCGGATTGGTTTGGCATAATCTTTACCGCGGCCAGTTTCTTCAATTCCGGCTTCTTCCAGTGCCACATCGAGTTGGAGATTGGCGCGCGCTACACTTTTCGCAGTGAACCAAATCACTGCATCTTTCTTACCAGACTTCTGACTGGCTTTTATCAGATGGAAAAATTCCATGTGAGATCCTCTTTTTTGGGTGTTAGAATCCCCGGACCATTGATAGCGCCCATTGGGTTAACTTTGGTTTTAATGTTGTTTCCGGTGTAACTTTGGTCGGTACCACCGGACGTAGATCCCGCCTTGCGCGGGTTTTACGTTAGCCTTCGTGAGCCATCTGGTCGTGCGAAGCGCAACGTTTGGAGCAATACTCTTTTTCTTTGCGCGCCAGCTGTGAGCCGTTGCGATAGAGAAGGGTGCTCTTGATTACTTCCTCCGTTTTAACCGGCTTGCCGCAATATCCGCATTTCTTGTCTAACATGACATCCTCCGCTAGTGGCTGAGTCCATGCCCCAGACCGTTCAGATAAACTTCAACCAGCAAATCCTTGGTGTAAGTCATTTCTACGCCGCGATGCAGATACAAACGTCCGCGAGCGTTAGCTGATGCCGTCCAGGTTGAGTCTTTGTGTTTGACGAGCATCCCCGGCTGAACTGCGCCGCGGTTTACTGTCTGTGTACCGTAGTGCTGATGAACCATGATGTTCTCCAGTTTTCTGAGTGAACTTCGCTGGTGGTGCCGTGACGCTGATCTTCACGGTTGAGCTTTTTCACTCTGCAATTCACCACCGCGAAGCTCACTTCTGTGTTTGCCCTTGTCGCCAGGCTGGCGGAACGTTTCAAACCTACTGCGCGTTAATCTCACCACCTCATTCCGGTTTTCGTATGCCCCGGACGGCTACTTCGTGGGCGTCCTGCCTCGGTGGTTGTGTTGATGGAGTAAGTAAAACACCGCTTTACCATTAAGTCAAGCAATGCAGATGCAAAAGGTAAAGCATAGCTGTATGTTGGGCGAAATTTATCCAGATTAGAGATGATTGCATCAACTAAAAGTGTGTATGATGAAAAAAAACATCATTGGGGGTGGGATGTGGAAAAGTTCTACGTGGGTTACAACGATGTATGTCAGGCGGTAGGTAGAGCGACGCTGAATCTGATATCACATGGAGACGCGCCAACTACTGAGGCGATCATTTCAATACTTGAGTCGCTGGGGGATATTGAGCAGAACGATTTTTGGCGACAGGTGTTCAGGTTTGCAGCTGAGGAAGTGCGAAAAGGGTAGGCAAAAGAAACCCGGCGCGGTGGCCGGGTCGATTCTACCCAAATGGTAGCTCAATATTCTTGATAGTTGTTGGCTTAAGTATTTGTTCACATTGTGTTTTAAAGAATATTTTTACGTTATATTCAAAGAACCATCGGTTTTCATCAAGTAATTCTGGTGTTAAATCGATACTGTCTGGATAAGTGAATACTAAACGTAAACCAAATTGCAGGTTAAACGTTTCATGGATTGCCCCATCACTGGTCGTGCTGAGACCTACAACCTTTGGGGAAGCAGTTATCTCAATTATACTTAGTGCTTCATCGGATTTTAATTTTTTACCGGCTTCGACAGTAATCTCACCGATCTCAGCTTCAAAATTGCCCCTATTAGTACCACTTTTCAAAGGGGTATGCTTGAAATGTATGTTGCTAGTGCTGACCTCAATGAGCCTTATCTCTGATAACATAAAATACCCACATCATTGTTGTCGTTGCTAGAGCCAAACTTACTTCCTATCACAAAGCGCACAATTTTTGTTTCACTAGTATCTTTCAGTTCGGGTTCACTAGTCTCATATTGCCTTAATGGTGGAATGATGTGATGTGAGACATCAACCCCATTTCTGAAAACAGAGACCCTTGCTTCAGCACCCAGTGCGTATGATATGTCGGATAATGTTCTCAGGGTCATGTTTCTGGTTCCATCAAGCAGCTGCGAAACATGGGAAGGTGATTTACCAAGTTTCCTGGCAAGCTCACCTTTGGTGATGCCTGCATCTTGCATGGCTAGTAGGAGATCCTCCGTGGTGTTGAACACCAATCGTTCGGAAGCCATCTCCCTTTCACTGACATAGGGAAGTTCGAAAACTTCGCCTGCAGAATTGTTGTCAACAGTCATCTAATCCTCTCTCGATTCGTTCCCAGTTGTTACGGACCTTCTGGGTATCAGAATCACTTAGGTCATCAAAATCCTTGTAGATGTAATGACTTATGAAATAAGTCATGAATACTCTTTCTGACTCCCAGTAATAACCTCTGATGGGTATCTTCTTTATAGCCCAAAAATTTTTGCTGGGTTTTCCATTGTAAGAAGGTAAAACCCCCTCCTTTCTAACACTTAGGTCGGGAGTCCTCTTACCAGAGGCTAATCGCTCTATTTGTAGTCTAAGATTGACTACCATAGTTTTTTGCTTTTTGGCTGGAGTCACGCTCCGGATGACATCAGATAGCGTTTTAAGAGCCCCATTACAATGAGTTACTGTGAAGCAGTTACCTTTAAATGTATGTTGAACCATCTACTAATCCATAGTTAACATATATATTAACTCACAAAATGCACGCGAGCCACCATCATCGTACACAGATAATCCAAAATCGTTGTTAGCAACTTAGCTACCCCACTATGGTAGCGGCTGCGATTGTTGACAGACGAAGCTCACCTTTATTTCCAAGATTCATGTGCTTAGAATAAAAAAACATCTAGGACTTCAGGAAAAGCACATAGATGCGGTACATATTTTGTTGCTCTTCTTCTGGTTGTTAGCGATAAAACTCACAAAACTTACTTTTCCGCTTCACAATAACACCATTACTGTAACCACTACGAATGCTATCAATAGCACTGCCATAACGATGACCGCAAAAGTTGTTGAGTCCTTAAAGTAAGTCTTTTCATGCCCATTCACAGGACCAATGAGCATGATCCAGATGAAAATGAAGGTAAAGCAAAGAACAGCGATGGAAATTAAAAACAGGCCAGTTTTCAATAATGTCCCTCGCCATTTTCATCAGATGCTACTTACTCAGAATCACCCTTAATCCGCCGCCCCATATACTTGGCGTACAGTTCATCGAGTTCCTTCAGGCGCAGTGATACCGCCTTAAGAACTCCACTCTGATCCTCTTCGGGGAGTTGACGGAAAAAACGTAAAAGCTCTTGCTCATTACTTTTTAATCCATCATTGGGCCCTATATCCTGCCCCAAAACCCAGGCTAAATTCACACCAAGCGCATCAGCTAGCTTAAGTGCGGAGTTTTTTCCAATAGTTCCCCTTACAAACCAGTTGTTAACCGACTGGGATGTTACGCCACAAATTCTGGCCAGATCTGCTTTTGAGAGATGTTTACTATTCGTGATCTCATTGAGTCGTCTGACCTGTGGGTTATCTGATTCGTGTGTATTTTTTCTCATGTACAAGAGTATCACTTAGCTAATCAGCATCGCCCCTGATTCTGCGATTCATGTACTTGGCATATAGTTCATCGAGTTCCTTCAGACGCAGGGAGAAGATCCTTATCATATTCTGCTGTTCTTCTTCCGGTAACTGTCTGTAGAGCTCCAGAATACGTTGTTCATCAGGCTTAAGGCCATCCTTCTCTCCAACATCCTCACCAAGTAGCCAGGGGACGGATACCCCAGCAGCATCAGCAACCGCTAATGCAGAACTTTTGCTGATTCTTCCTGTTTTGAACCAACTGGAAACAGCTTGCTTACTGACGCCAGCAACCCTGGCCATCTCTGTTTTAGAGAAACCTTTCCGGTTCAGTTCTGTAAGCCTGGAGATCAGCCCAGTAGTCATTGTGTTTTCGCTCATTTCACTAGTGTAAATGATTGCTTTACCAGTAGGTAGGCATTCATTGATTGACTCATTGGTAAAATGATGCTTTACTTTTTCCATCTAAGGAGGTCCTATGACTGGTATTGAGAAAGCTATTCAAAAGTTTGGCACAGGTGCGGCACTCGGAAGAGCGCTTGGATTTTCAAAAATGACAATTTCCAACTGGAAGAAAACTGGCATTCCGCCCGATCACATTCGCTCTGTTTTTGAGCTTACGGGAGTCACCCCGCATGAGTTGCGGCCTGACTTATATCCCAATCCAACCGATGCCTTACCAGTGCAAGAAACGAGGGCATAACCATGCAGTCACTGTCACTTCATCAAAATAGCGGATATCAACCGGCTGCGATGATAAATCGCAATCAACCTGTCTCGGTAGATAAACATGACCAGATCCGCGATGCCGTTCGTGCGTGGGCGGGTGTAGATGGTCAGGATGTCGTTTCTGCTCTGATCATCGAAGAGTACCAGGCTCAAGGGGGAGACGAGATCACTTTCCCTGATGACCTCAGCCGACAGCGTCAGAAGCTTTTCCGCTTTCTGGATAACCATTTCAACAGCGAACGGTACCGCGAAAACGTTCGCCAGCTGACTCCGGCAATCCTCGCTGTCCTGCCGATTGAATACCGCAATCGTCTGCTACCAGAAGACAACGTAATGGCTCGTCTGGCAAGGCTGGAGAAGGAAACCAGCGAAGCGAAGATTGCTGTCGCAATGGATGCGCCACGTCATCAGAAGCTGAAAGAGTTGAGCGAGGGGATCGTGGAGATGTATCGCGTTGACCCTGGGTTAACCGGTCCGTTGATGGAAATGGTGCAGATTATGCTGGGGGCTATATGACCGGTTCAAAAATGGCGAAAGCCGCGGTGCTCGAACACCAACGGCTTTCAGGTGCAAAAACAGTGCGTAATTGCGGAGAACAGTATGTCAAACACCGCTGAAATAATCAATTTCCCAAATAAAACCGAACAACCGGGAGGTCGTATGGCCGACCTGTCGAACGGGTATACCAAGGTCGCTAACGAGATCCAACAGCTTAAGCCTCGCCTGAGACTGTCAGGCCGGGAATGGCAATGTTTTGAGGCGGTGATCTGGCTTACCTACGGCTGGAACAAGAAACAGGACCGCGTGACAAATACGGTTATTGCCGAGCTTACGGGCCTGAGCGATACGCATGTATCGGACGCGCTTAAGTCTCTCGCAGAACGCAAAATCATCTTTTCACAGAAGCAGGGCATGATGAAAATCGTCGGTGTAAACACTGACCTTTCAGCATGGATTTTAGACAAACCGGAAACGGGAAGAAAATTCCCGAAAACGGGAAAATCCTTCCCGAAATCAGGAATAACCTTCCCGAAAACGGTAGACACCCAATACAAGAACAAGAACAGTATTAAAAGATCTTCGTCCGAGAATTCTGACGAATCCTCTGACGCACGTCTGAAGAAATTTTTATCAACTCATCCTGAAGCTGCGGTCTACACACCATCCGGTGCGAAGTGGGGCTCTGCTGAAGACCTCGAGACAGCTAAGTGGATTTCCTCCAGGGTAAAGCTGATTAACCCAACCTGCAAAGCCCCGGACATGACCTCCTGGTCTAACACTGTTCGCCTGATGCGCCAGATAGACAACCGGTCGCACCAGGACATCTGCGCGCTGTATGACTGGGCTAGCAAACACCACTTCTGGCAGACCAACATCCTGAGTCCCGAAAGCCTGCGTAAGCAGTGGGACAAGCTGACAATGCAGCGTAACGCCGGAGGTGAGCAGCGCGCTGTCAAGCCAGATCTGGACTTCAACAACACTGACTGGGCCTATGGGGTGATCCGATGAAATCTCTTGCAGAGCAGATGCGTAACCACGACCGCGAGCAGATGAGCCGCATGGCCCATAACCTGCCAGAGCAGTACCAGGAGTGCGCGACGGTCGAGCAGGTGGCGCAGGTATTCAACAAGCTGTTCAACGAGCTGCGCGCCGCGTTCCCGGCCAGCATGGCGAACTTCCGCACCCAGGAAGACCTGAACGAATTCCGCCGTCAGTGGCTGCTGGCGTTTCAGGAGAACGGGATCCACACCATGGCTCAGGTCGATGCCGGCATGCGCATTGCCCGCCGCCAGGAGCGCCCATTCCTGCCGTCGCCGGGCCAGTTCGTCGCCTGGTGCAAGCAGAGCGGCGGCGCGCTGGGCGTCAACGTTGACCAGGTGATCGCCGAATACTGGGACTGGCGTAACCGCTCGTTCGAATTCATCTCCAGCGAGCAATTTCCATGGTCGCAGCCGGTCATGTACCACATTTGCGTAGAATTGCGCCACCGCAGCACCGAGCGCCAGTTAACGCATGGTGAACTGGCACGCGAGGCAGGCGATCTGCTGGACATGTGGGAAAGGCGCGTCACCGAGGGTAAGCCAGTGCCGCCGGTACGCCGGGCTATTGCCGCACCAGCTGCCGAGCAAGGGCCGACGCCGATCCAGCTGCTGCTGGCCAAGTACAACCGCAACAAGTCGAACGGGATGGTGTGACATGAACATAACAATCCGTGAGCAGGTGCTGGCAGCCCTGCGCAACAACCCAGGGTTGAACAACGCCAAACTGGCAGGGCTTATCGGCATGGACACCAAAAAGATATCCGGAACGGTGAGCACGCTGCTGGCAGACGGCCTGATCCGCTGCGAAGGAAAATACGGCCAGCGCCTTTACAGCCTGACCAGCTACGGAATGCGCTTCGCCCCTGACACGATACCTGGCATGAAGCAGGGTAAGTCGAAGTTAATTCAGCGGACGGACACAAACGTGATCTGCCAGGAGTGCCGCAACAGCGCGGCGATGAGAAGGGTATTGATGGTTTGGGGGAGGGTAGGGGTATGAAAATCGAAGATATCAAAAACGTTGCGGTGTTCTTCAATATGAACGGCAAGACAGTAGCGTTACGAATGGATGCTGAGCAGAAGCGGATCGTCGCATTAATGGCGCTTAACACGGCTGATGCTCGGGCAGAACTGATTGAAGTGCCGCACATGACTTTACCAGCAGACCCAGCCATGGAGGAGGCCGCCCAATGAGCAACATCGACAAACGTGGATTACGGGAAGCAGCGGAGAAGGCGACGAAAGGCGGGTGGGCTGCACGTAGGGGAGGTGAAAACCACTCTTGCGGTCGATGAATACGACGAACATCGCGCGCAGCTGGCGTTGGAGTTCCTGCGTAAGTACTGCGGTGAGGATTGCGACGGGCTGGTAGATATTGACAGAATCACTTTTCGCATCGTTGATATCGGTATGCGGATGCTGCAACCGCACGAGCTATACCGCGTGCAGGGCTTCCCGGAGTGGTACATCATCGATCAGGACTATCGGGGGCAGAAGTACGCGAAGGACAAGCAGGTTGCGCGTTGTGGCAACGCAGTTCCGCCGCCATTCGCCGAGGCACTGGTGAGAGCTAATTTACCGGAGCTTTGTCAGCAGAAAGAGATCGCAGCTTAATGTCCGAGTTTCAGAACATGGTGTAACAAATCCTGCTACTTCAATGACGTAGATTCAAACCTGATATAATTAGGCTCTTCACAACACGAGGAGCCTAAAATGCACCATTACATGATCCCTATCAACGGAACTGTTCACCTGATCAAGACTGACTCTCTAATCCCTGAAGGGACTGAGTATAGCTTTGAAGGAGAAAGTCTAATCTGCGCTCATGCCACTTTTAAATCTGGGACGTATGGCTTCCTGATACCAAAGGGAAATCAGTTGAATAGAGAGCATGCGTTCTGGCATGTAAGTGGAATTCACCCTAATCCCCTGGGAATGGATAAATCGTAATCCATAATATGCATGCCATCGTCCTGAACATACGGTGGCATGCATCCGGCACTACAACAGAAACGTTAAAGTGCAAACAATACAATTCGAGCAATATTCAACCTGTCACAGATGGCGAATACCACCGCCATTTCGTGCATTCTGTGGTTTCTATTACCCATTGCGTTAATGCTGTCCAATCATCAGCTCGCTGAGGCGCTGGTTAGGGCTAACCTACAGGAGCTTTGTCAGCAGAAACAAATAGCGGCGTAATAAAACATCGCTAATTCAACCCGCTACGGCGGGTTTTCTTTTTTTACTACTGACAGAAAATTAACAATTTGTGCTCTTAAAACGTTGATCATTTCCGCGCATAGGTATACTGTATAAAAACACAGTACATGCAATGGGGGCCATTATGAAAGTTGAATTAACCATTGATCGCATGAAAGAACTTCCTAAAGGCGCAGTACCAGCACTGGAGAAAGAACTGCTTAAGCGCCTGAATGATCACTATGACAATTGCAGGCTCACAATCCGCCGTGCCGGGGCCGATGGGTTAAGTGTTTTTGGTGGTGACAAGGACGATAAAAAGAAAATTGAATCAATCCTCCAGGATACCTGGGAAAGCGCTGACGACTGGTTTTATTAGAATTGCGCTTAAGGCTGGCGCGCATTTTTCAGAATACCGCAATTTGCGTAACCCTCTGATGCTGCTGCCGACAATCTTTAATCGCGTCTGTTAGTCGCTCGAAGGGAGAACATAAATGTGAGTGATTCAGCTTTGCAAACGTCAGAAGACAACTGGTATGACATTGTAAGAAGGTCTGACGGCTGCGTGGTGTTTAGCTTTCCTTCATCGGGCAGGCATCTAATTTATCGCGTCAATGGCATGGTTTCTATGCGGCCTTTGCTGGATGATGAAGAGGTCTTTACTCCTAATGGTTTTATGCAATTTATCCGCCGTCTCGGCTACCGGGTAACACCACCTTCTGATAATATGAAATCAACGGTCTGAACAACCGTAACCTACTGCGCCACGGAGAGAAACCATGGCGCACGAACTACAACTCATTAAGCAGTCCTCAGGAATTCTGATCCCCGCTACGCCGGAGACCAGCGATATTCTGCAATCAAAAATCAAACTTGGTGCCGTATTGGTAGCCGAATTTCGTCAGGTGAGGAATCCAGCATTCCATCGCCGTTTCTTTGCGCTCCTGAATCTCGGGTTTGAATACTGGGAACCCACCGGTGGGGCGATTTCTTCCAATGAACGTAAATTGGTGACCGGGTACGCTAAATTCCTCGCGGCATTTGGTGGAAACGAAGGCGCACTGCTGGATGCTGCCGAGCAGTATCTGGACCGTATCGCCGATAAGCGCGCCGGTAGTATCAGCATCTGCAAATCCTATGACGCATATCGTGCATGGGTGATCATCGAGTCTGGCCACTACGACGCCATACAGCTTCCCGACGGCACCCTTCGCAAACACCCCCGCAGCATTGCCTTTGCCAACATGGACGAAACCGAGTTCCAGCAGCTGTACAAAGCCGCGCTCGATGTTCTGTGGCGCTGGGTATTGTCCCGGGCATTCAAGGACCAGCGTGAAGCGGAAAACGCCGCATCGCAGCTCATGAGCTTTGCGGGGTGATGGCGATGAAATATTCCTGGTTCCACCATCACGAATGCACAACCGATCAGGCCGACGAGCTGGTGGAGAAATACCGGGCGCGCGGTGTAAAAACAGAGCGCAGCCTGAATCGCGACAACATCACCTGGACCGTCAGCGCGCAATTGCCGGAAGGCGACAACGCGCCTCGCCCGAGCCGGGTATGGCAAAGCAAGGCGTGGGGGTGAGCATGGCAAATTTACGCAAAGAGGCTCGTGGTCGTGATTGTCAGGTTCGAATTCCCGGCGTCTGCAACGGTAACCCGGAAACGTCTGTACTGGCGCACATTCGCCTGGCCGGGTTATGTGGCACCGGAATCAAACCGCCTGATCTGATTGCCACCATTGCATGCTCTGCCTGTCACGACGAGATCGACCGCCGTACACATTTTGTCGATGCTGAGTATGCTAAAGAATGCGCGCTGGAAGGTATGGCGAGAACGCAGGTTATCTGGCTGAAAGAGGGGGTAATCAAGGCGTGAATACTTACAACATCACATTGCCCTGGCCGCCGAGCAATAACCGCTACTACCGCCATAATCGCGGGCGCACGCACATCAGCGCAGAAGGGCAGGCATACCGCGATAACGTCGCCCGAATCATTAAAAACGCAATGCTGGATATCGGTCTGGCTATGCCTGTGAAAATCCGCATTGAGTGCCACATGCCGGATCGCCGTCGCCGTGACCTGGATAATCTGCAAAAGGCCGCTTTTGACGCACTCACCAAAGCAGGTTTCTGGCTGGACGATGCTCAGGTCGTTGATTATCGCGTTGTGAAGATGACCGTTACCAAAGGTGGAAAGCTGGAACTGACAATCACCGGGCTGGAGGCCGTATGACATTTGAATCCTGTTTTTCCGATCACCTCCGCGTTCGCTGGCAGCGGCTTCGCTTATACCACTTTCCCGGCTCTGTGCTAACGGACTACCGGATACTGAAGAATTACGTGAAAACTTATGCTGGAGAAGCGCTATGAACCTTGAAAACACAGTGAAATACCACTTCGCTAAATCCACACTGATTAGCGATTCTCCGCGCGCTACCGCCTCCGATTCACTGACCGGTACCGACATAATGGCTGCCATGGGCATGACGCAGGAACGCGCCGCAATGGGTTACAGCGCCTTCCTCGGCAAGATGGGCATAAGCAATAACGACCGGGATCGGGCTATCGGACTGCTGGCTGAGTACGCGATGACCAAATGTGACAAGGTTGCCGCGCTGCGTAAGTTGGATTTCGGGGTTAAGCCTCAGGTGATGTACCAGTTGGCCACCTTCGCATTTGAGGATTATTCCCGCAGCGCAGCCAGTGTAAAACGGTGCGATTGCTGCAACGGTGAGGGCTTTATTGATGCTGAGGTATTCAGTATGAAAACCAATACGCCGGCACATGCAAAAGAAATCATTAAGGCATCAAAAGCGTTTGGTTTGAAGGTGATACCTTCGCAGCACCAAAACAGGCGTGAGGTAAAAGAGATAACGCGCGTTCTCTGTCCTCAGTGCAAAGGGAAAAAAGCCATCAGTTGCGCATGTAGTGATTGCCGTGGCCGTGGGAAAGCGGTGAATCAGAAGGAAACGAAGCAGCAAGGCGTTCCAGTATTCAGCACCTGCAAGCGCTGTGGCGGTCGCGGATATGAGCGCATCCCGTCAACTGAGGCCCACGCAGCTGTTTGCCAGATTACGGATGTAATCAGCCTGGATACGTGGAAGAAGTCCGTTAAACCGTTCTATGATCAGCTGATTACGAAATTCGATATTGAAGAGGCATGGGCAGAAAAACAGCTTAAGCAGATAACGCGGTAACGCCTGTAGCGATAGCCTGCGATTTTGTTGCGGGCTATTTACTTTTCCCGAATCTGTGTTAATTTTGTCCCAACGATGGGTTAATGCCTTCGTTTCAAGCCCTGCGGATAACACCGTGGGGCTTTTGCGTTTCTGGAGGGTAAGAAAATGCACCAGTAAACGGATAGACCGCAGCCGATAGGCAAATCCGCAGTCGTGATGCGGTCCCGAGTCTCCATGAGAGCCAGATGCAGGTACGAACTGCAACACACACTGGTTAGGGTTAATAAAGAAGAGGTGTGCCGGTACTCCAGAACGATCGCCAATCGTTCTCCGGTTAGAGGTGAGGGATTCATGAGATACCCCTGACTACGGTCTCAAAGGCATGAGCGCGGCCACTGCGAGAGTGTGGTAAGCAACAGAATAGTAATTCACAGGCCCCTTATGTAAATGCTATAAAAGCGGACTATTGAAAAGGAGAGTTCGCTATGTCAAAAACCTTTGAGCAAATGAAACTTAATTTTATTTATTTGCACGAATTATGGTTGTTAACTCATTCGATAAAAACACGCTGTGAAGAGCTCTTTCATGAGACACCACTTCCTGATGCTGGTTACTACTTTAAAATTGATTACAATATTCATATATTAATAAATAGTATTCTTTCAGATGCGGCTAACGTCAAGAAACTAATCGCAGTTCCTAAAAATCAGACTAGGGAAGAATCCCCTGAACAATTCAGATTGCATATTGAGCGAAGTAATTACCTTCAAGAAAAAATAAAAGATATTGAAATTAAGGAAATTAATTCCGTGAGGGTGAGAAACACCTTGCAACACTTCGATGAGTATTTAGATCAGCTAAACATTGATGTTACAGCAGGGAAGATGAAAGGTCATGGTATTGCAGTTTATAATTTTGTGATCTCCCACTGGAAGGCAATCAACCCTAGGCCATATCCGATAAGGTTATATGTTTGTGAGGAAAAAACATACTATAATATGAAGGCGTCAATTAACTTAGAAAAAGTATACAATGAGGCTTTTCAGATTAATGAGGTAATCCGTAAAGAAATAAATAAAGAAGCTGGTGCAGAGCCTGGTAGCTTTATGGTTCCTTTAAACTTTTAAACTTTTAAACTTTATAATTCTATTAACTGCCCCGTAATAGCGGGGCTTTTTTATTTCAGGCTTCCGGGAATCATCCGCTACGTGCTTTGTTGATAAATCCAGCCCGTGAAGCCTGACCCTTTTCATACACACACAGCGCCATCCGAAGAATCGGAGGTGAGGCTATGACCAGAATGAGCACCATTTACAGCAGACTTTCATATGGAACAGGCACCACGCTGACCGGCTGCGGTGTATCAGCGAAGGCATATGCCGAAACAGCAAAAACAGCAAAAGAGGTGTCCTGGATGTTGGCCGACAGAATTGCAGGGTTAAGCCTGAGCGACTGGGCAATTATTGTCGGTATCGCATGCACGGTAATCACCTGTGCAGTGAACTGGTATTTCCGCTGGAAAGAACGGGAGGATCGGCGCAATGGCTATGTCTCTAAAGCTGAAGAATAAATTGAGCGCAGCGGTCGTTGGTTTGATTCTTGCCGGGGCTTCCGCACCCGTGATTCTCGATCAGTTTCTGGATGAGAAAGAGGGTAACAGCTTGACAGCATATCGCGACGGCGGCGGACTCTGGACCATTTGCCGTGGTGCAACAATGGTTGATGGCAAGCCAGTAGTACAGGGCATGAAGCTGTCAGCTGAGAAATGCGCCCAGGTAAACGCCATTGAACGCGACAAGGCGCTGGCGTGGGTTGACCGAAATATCAAAGTACCACTGACCGAACCACAGAAAGCGGGTATCGCTTCTTTCTGCCCATATAACATCGGCCCCGGAAAATGCTTCCCATCGACCTTCTATAAGCGCATCAACGCAGGTGACCGCATCGGTGCATGCGAGGCAATCCGCTGGTGGATTAAAGACGGTGGCCGCGATTGCCGCCTAACCAAAGGCCAGAAGAATGGCTGCTATGGTCAGGTTGAGCGACGGGACCAGGAAAGCGCGCTGGCGTGCTGGGGGTTAGACCAATGAAAATTAATCCGGGTCTTATAGGCGTTGTTGTTATTGCTGTCCTTTCGGTCGCTCTCGCTAAGAGTTGCTCCAACGCCAGTCGCCTTCAGAGCGATAACGACGTTCTGCGAAGTGACAACTCTATGCAGGGGCAGGTGATCGCCACCCAGGCATTCAACTTCAATCGATTCAATCAGGTTGCAGAACATGCCAACAGGCTAAACTCCCTGATCGACACCAGCACCGAAGAAACTGTAATCGAATACCGGGAGATTCTCCGCCGTGAAAAAACCTGTGATCTGCCTGTTCCTGCTGACATTGCTGGTGGGCTGCTCGAATACGCGTACCGTTTACGTTCCAGCGCAATGCACGCCGATACCGACGGACCTGACGCAGCCGATGATAGTACCGCTGCCGCCGGCTCAATAACGTACTGCCAGGCTGTGCTCTGGATTAAGCCGCTGCTGGCCGTGATTGAAAAGGGCAATAACAATTTCGCTGGAATTCGTCAAATAGAGAGCGAGCGTCAATAGTCTTTATCCCTAGCAAGGGATAAAGCAACCATTATCCCCGCTAAGGGATAGGCGTTACAGCAGACACTCACCTAATGCCTGTTGCCATTCAGCCAAGGAGCCAGCCTATGAAAAAAGTTAAAGTTACAATTGCTCACCTTGAAGAGCACTACGAGGGTATTGTTCGAGCCGCAAACGTCACATTCCAGGTTATTCAGAATGAAAGTGTGATAGTGAAGGATTCTTTATCCGGTAAAGCTTCCCATCCCTTCACTAAAATTTACGCTGTCGATGTTGATGAATCAGCTGTACATGTGATGCATGATCGGCCTGATTTGAGCTGGTTAACAATTACAGCAGAGCTTGTTGAATAGTATTTATTTTGCAGCTTCAATTGCTTAGCATTATCTCCGGGTACCCAAAGGAGATAAATATGTTTGTTGCAGAAGGCTTGAAGCCTGACCTTGATAATATAGGTTGGGTTATGGGGTGGGGGGTTGTAAGGAATGCCCCGTGGCATTTAGTCGGTGTTTACGCCACCAAAGATGTGGCCGAAACTAAGGCAGCCTCACTAGGTGAGGGCTATGAAGCCCATTATGGCTCACATCGGTTAGGCTCTGACGACTTCATCCACCACAACTTCACGCGCAGTTAACAAAAGAAGTTGTTCGATATTTAGCCTCGCTTATGCGGGGCTTTTTTATGCGCATCGCACGCGCACACCGTAGAAAGTCTTTCAGTTGTGAGCCTGGGCAAACCGTTAACTTTCGGCGGCTTTGCTGTGCGACAGGCTCACGTCTAAAAGGAAATAAATCATGGGTCATAAAATTATCACGTTGTCCGGCGCGGCGACGGATGTTCTGTATGCGCTGTTTTTCCGTGGCGCGCTTCAGTCTGGTGATCTGCCAGCCAAATCTGGTGCTGCTGAGCTTCTAGAGCTGGGATTCGCTGAAACACGCCATACCGCGACGGAGTATCAAAAGGAAAATTATTACACCTTCCTGACCGCTGAAGGGCAGGAGTTCGCCATTAAGCACCTGGTGAATACGCGCTTTGGTGTTCCTGCTGGTGGTTATATTGGTGGCTCTGTAAATATTCAGTTTGGCCGGATAGAGAACGACCCACGAAAAGGCTATGCCATCAATGTTGGCATCTGTCCCGAAATTAAGACCGGCGTGAAGCTATCCCCTGAAATGGTAAAAGCGATCTCAGATGTTGTGTCCGAGGAACTGAAGAAGAGTCTTCGGCCAGGTGGCACGATATGGTCAGCGCTGTCGCGATGAATGGACGTTTAGACGTCCAAATGGGTGCGAATCAAGTCGCATTCCAGCAAATGATAATCATTATCATTTGCGGGTCCTTTCCGGCGATCCGCCTTGTTACGGGGCGGCGTCCGCGCAGATTCTCGCTATTTATGAAAATTTTCTGGTTTATGCCATTTCCGTTCTTCTTCTTGTTTACTCATTGTTTTTGTTAAAAACGTCCTCTCTCCAGAAAGGAAATGCTGAGCAAGGAAAACGGAAGTTTACCGTTGATTGTTTCCTTTCTCTGTTTTTTGCCAGGAGTAAGCC